GGATATTAAGACCAACAGCGGCCACACCGTAAGTCGCCACAATAATCTTATTGTCAACAGTTTTAATTTCGTCATACTCTGTCTTTCTATCTTTAGTTTTTACTTCGCCTGAAATAAACACACTACCTTCAATCTCGTTAACGATAAACTTACCAGTCTCAATCCTGTTAACTAAGACTAATGTGTTACCACTTTCAGCAATACCTTTGATCATCTTACTAATATAGATCATACGAGTTTCATCAGTTACTAGATACTTGTATTCTTCAGCATAACTTTTAAACTCTGGCAGATCAATGAGTTGCGCAACACTAACATGACAATTAGACAACACACCTAACTCTTGTAACTCGTGGGCTTTGATGCCTCCGATGACTGGCCCAATGCTGGCAAATATCTGTTCGTACTCAAATGCTTCCTTAGGTACAGTGCCAGTTAATCCCCAACGAATTGGAGCATTTGCTAGGTTCTGTGTTAACAAGTTTTTCAACACTTCTGCTTTGGCCATATGCACTTCGTCTACAATGACACACTTAACACCTTCAAGAAACTCTGCCAATGTCAATATAGCATGTTCCATATTCTTACTTTTCTTGTCAAGAATATTAAGACTTTGCCAAGTACAGATAGTATGCGTTTTGTAGAGATCCTTACGGTCTCCGTAGTACACACCTACATCTAATCCCACGTTGACAAAGTCTTCTTCAGTTTGTTCAACTAGTGACTTGTTAGGAACAATGGTAATAGTTCTACCTAGAGGTTCGCATAGTTGTGCCAAGGTAGCGGTGGTAATAGTCTTACCTGCACCTGTAGCAACCTCTTGCAAGGCTTGTGGATTTTCTAAGAATCGATTTACTGTGTCTACTTGATAATCACGAAGCATGATAGGCTGACCTGCTTGTTGATGTCCTTTAGGCCAACACTTGCCTTGGTCAGCCCAATATGTTTCAGTAACTTTATTAAACTTAATATTTGCCGGTTGTCGTTGGTCCTCGACCTCACTTACATCATAACCAGAGTTTTGAAGTATTTCTAGAATACGCGGTAATTGGTTAATATAGCCGTTGCCGCCCATGCCGAATAGTGTAGTCTGTCCATCCCATCTACCTAGTTTGTATGCTGGATGATACTTGGCATATGGTATTTCGTACTTAAACTGGTTAGACAATTTTCGTCGAATTTCAACTGGCAGTCCTTCTAATTTGATATTTACTTCATCTCTAATAACTAGTTTACACAATGACATCAACATCTCCGGCTAACGGTTTCTTATCACCGTAGTATATAATTAAATCAACATCACTAAAATAAACTGAACTTTTATTGTTTTTAAAACCAGGAATAAGAGAAATGACTGTTTTAGGTTTCCATCCACTTTTTACCATGAATTTTGGTATTTTATTATTGGCAATCCCAGCTACTGTAGTTACCTCTGTTAGAGGCTGGTTGTACTTTAAATCTTTTACACTTTTGTTAAACTGATCACCCTCAACTCCTTGATCAAATCTAAAATAAATTCCTGTTTGATTGTCGACATTATTTTGTATCATAGCATTTGACAATAAATTCAGCATTTTTTTATCAACTTTTGCGTCATGCCCGTCGAATACACAGAGCAATGGCAATCGAAGCAGATCCTTCAAGCTAGCAAGTAACTCATCTAGCGGGTACTGTTGACTGTTGACAAAAATCTTTGTTGACGATCGTTGAGCTATGGAATTTTTTAGACTTTTTTCGGTGATTTTTTCGGTTATAGTATATTGGTATCGAAATTTTCGGTCATGCAACAGTAAGAGGTTATCAATAGTAATTGGTCCAACGTCGTCTTCGATGTGTTTTTTAAGATTTTCATTTTCTAAAGAAAACACACGAAACGGAGATTTCTTATTTTCTAAAATTTCTGAAATTTCATGGTAAAAATTCATGATTTTTTCGTCTATTTCAAATCTATCGTTTTTGAACTCATTTACTAATGCAACTATGTTCTTCTCTGTTAGTACAGCAGAATAGTGTCGCGGGCCATTGGCCACTAAGTTACCATCCAGCAGGCCGTTAAGTTTAGCTAGCTTGGTTTTTATCCGTTTATCATAGGTAAATTCCAGTTTGATGCTGGATGGCACAGTATTAGAAATGTAAATCTTTCTCACTTGTTGAATAGTTCGAAATTGATGTGTCCATGTATTGCCATCTATGATAGTTTGACTGTGGTCATTGATCAACAGTATATGGTCAATATTTTCTGCCAGGATTTTTACCAATAATTTTGCCTGATTTTCAGTTAAAAAGTTGCCTTGATCTAATTGACTATCGAGACTAGTTAAAATCTTTTTATCTTTGGTAGGAATAAATTTATCAATAACTTTTATGTTTTGACAAATGTGTTTCAGTAAGTAGTCTACGGTTATCATATGAGAATTATAGCAGACATTTGTGAAAATGTCAATTAAAGAGTGGCATCTTCCATGCCGGCAACTCGTAATTTAATAATATTACTAAGTTGCCATTGTTTAATGTCTAACGCCTTAGTAATACCAAGCCATTTATTTCTAAGTAAAGCAAATTCATTGATAATTTTTTCGTAATCAATTACATCTGCTTCACCGTCGACGTATTTTTCAACATCTCTTGATGTAAGAGCACGTTGATAGGTTTCAAGGTACTTTCTAAATAATTGACTGCGTAATCTACGTAATTCAATATTTAGATATTCTAAAATAGCTTCAATTTCTTGAAGCTGAGCAAATCGTTGTTCCACGATACCGGGCATTGCCGCCGATGCTCGTTCAATATTGCCGGCAATACGAGCATCGCTACGTGCTGCCTGCAATTCTACTTCAAAATATGCTACCGCATCTGGAATATTTGAAATGTCTCTCGAAACTTTAGTATACCAGCTCATTTAATCCTCATCTTCGTCGAAGTCCCAATTGTCTTCTTCGTCAAATCCCGCTTCAGTATCCTGATCAAGATAATATTCAATAGCAGCATCAAGAGTTTCATCGAATCCAGCAGACGCCGCAACGATTTTATCGCTAATTCCATGATCAGCTAATAAGTCAACGTAACGTTCTGCTAATGCTTCTAATGCTTTCTTATCGACATACTCTTTAAACAACATCCATATATCAGCAATATGATTTTCATTCATTTTCTACACTCTCCTCAATTTGTTCAGTAGTTAAAATTTTATGATTTGGAAGATCTTCCATTATCATAAGTAATTTATCTTCTGTCCAGTCTTTTCGGTAGTAAAGATGTTCTTCTCCGTGACTATCTACAAACTTGAGTCTGTTACCCTGTTGCACTAACAAATTTTTACCTTCAAACAGATCAACAAGACCGCTAGTTGGACTCATTCCAGTTGAATATGGAATTTCAATTTGAAGTGTTTCGAACGGTTTACTATAACGAGTCTTCATGATCTTACAAGCTGCACGAATACCGTGAACAGCTGATGTTTTTACACCGTTCTCGTCAGTTTTCAGTTTAAGTTTCTTCATAGCGACTACAATACTAGACGCATAGACAAAGCCCTGACCACCTGAGATCTTGTCATCTGGATCAAACATGTCTTGTGAAGCGTATGTGTGATTAGTACATACCATACCGACATTATGACTACCAAACATGTTTACACAGTTACGTACTAACGAGGTAAGTGCCTTTGGTTTACGGCCCATGTCGCCCTTCATGTCACCTGCTTCAAACTGGTTGATATCGGTTGGGGTAAGTAACATACCCAATGAGTCTATGACGAACATAACCTTAGGGCGATTCTCCATTACTTTGTATTCTTTCATGAACTCGCTGATTGTTTTTGCAACATCATCAATCATAGCCATGTTGAGTTTAAGTAATTTGTCTTCCGTAGTGTCAACGCCAAGTGCGTGTAACCAACTTTCGTCAAGTGCGTTTTCGCTGTCAATTAAGATGACATAGATGCCTTGCTCTTGTGCATTCTTAACAATGTTACCAGAACAAATATAACTTTTACCAGCGCCTGATTCGCCAGCAAATACAGTAACTTTACCTAAAGGAATGCCTTTGTTAAAATCACCACTAATTAAATAATTTAGAGCATAGTTGCCTGTTGAAACCCAATCAGTTGGGTCATTAAAGCCAACACCTAAACCGTCAATGCTCTTGGTTAGGGTTTTACGAAATTTCGATAAATCAAATGCTTTTGTTGCCATGTTATTCTCCTCAGATGACGGCGATAGGGGCATAGGCCCCTATCTTAAACTATATTACTTGTTACGGTTACGAATCATAGCAAGAATATCTTCTGCACGGCCGCCGGTTGAGGCAGGTGCTTCTTGCTTGGCTGCTGGTGCAGCTAATGGTTCGTCAACATCAAAAGGAGGATCTTCTGCTGTTGTTGCTGGTGCAACGGCCTTAGGTGCTGAACGACCAACTGGATCACCAGTAGCTTGTCCCATACCGGCTGGCTTGTAGTATTGACCCCAACGTTCCATATCAAATGGTTCGCCGTCAACTGATGCTTCAAACATTTCTTTGATAACCTTAAGCTCAACTTCGCCTGGCTTCTTAGGTAAGAAGTCTGATAAATTAAACAAGCCATGTTCTTTAAGAGCTGCTTGTTCTGTATCACCTAGCGGACGCTCACGACGCTTCCATGAGCTTGTAGAGTAATCAGCGTAGCCGCCTTTACTCGTCTTTGCCAATTTAAAATCGACACCGTGAATTGCGTCAGTTGGTAAGTTATCCATTTCTGGATCAAGCAAAGCACCGCGGATCAATTGGAAGATCTGAGGTCCGATGATGAATCGGCGAATTGGATTAGATGCGGCGCTATCTTCTTTCAGTCCGTCTTCTACAACGAAACCTTGGAAAATATAACTACGCTTCTTCCAATACTTACGACCCATGTCTTCCAATGCTGGGTCTTTGAACCATGCACGTACTTCAGAAAGAATTGGACAAGTGCCGCCGTACATTTCCATGCAGGGAACTTGAACTTGAACTTGCTTTGAGTCGGTTTCACCTTTTACGCCGGCAAATGGCAATTTGATCATTGCTCGTTCTGCCCAGAAAAAAGTGTTGTCTGTATTGCCGTCGGGTAAGAATCTAACTACTGATTCAGTCCCTTCTTTGAGATTCCAGAATGGATAAATTGAATTATCACCACCTGAACGTTGATTGTTGTCGGAACCACGTGATTCCTGTTCTTTGAGCTTTGCTCTGATTTCTGCTAAAGATGCCATAATTGTTCTCCTATTAATAGCCTATGTAAAGTTTGTTTTGCCTATATTTGTTTTACAACCCTGTAAAACAAAAAGTGCATACATGTTATTGTACGCACTTTTATTTATCTTTGCAAGAGAAATCTTGCTTAAATCTGATTTTATTTCGCCAATTAACGTAAGCCGGCAATAGTCAACATTTTATTTAACAACACAGCATCGGTAGATTCAGGCATTTGATCCTGTGCTTGTCTGCGTTGCATAGCTTGTGCTTGCGCACCAGTTGCTGGTCTAATTGGACGGGCTGTCACGGCACCGCCGGCTGTAGTAGTATTATCTGCCGCTGGCATTCCTAATTTACGAAACTCGGGTGGTTTACCATCTGACTTATAAGGACCTTTTTGGAACTCGGGTGGTTTACCATCTGGCTTATATGGACCTTTTTGGAATTGACTTGGATCAAGACTGCTAATACCGCCAGTTCCCGGTACTGCATACTGGTCTGCTGGTTGTGTAGGTGCTGTAGGTGCAGCAGGAGCTTGCGTGATACCCTGTGGAACTTTAAACGTATCAAAACTTTTTAACGCTGGTTTAACTCCAGCTAGTTGTTGTAATCTTTCACGGCCGCCAAATGCTGTTATATCTCTTTCACTACCGTTGTCTAAAGCGGCTTGCGCTTGATCCGGTGTAATATTCATTTTTGAACTAACTCCGCCAGGGTTGGCAGGATTAACTGGTGCTGTTGGAATTGCTTTTGTTGCGCCTCCGACGGTACCTGCAGAAGGATTAGCAGCTGTTGCTGGCGGCTGTGTAGTCGGTGCTACTGGTGCTCGGCCGCCGTTAGGTACTGGTTTACCATCAGGTCCTACTAACATAGTTTTACCATCGGGTGTAGTAATCATATGATTGCCATCGTCGTCAGTTTGAACTTGAGTGCCCTGAGTCGGTGCTGCTGGCTTTGCAGGAGCTTGCGTGATACCCTGTGGGGGTGTTGGGGGTGTTTTTGGTTTAGCGGCATCGGCGCTAGCTGTGCCGGGTCCCCAGGCGCCGTCTGCTTGTATTCCTAACTCTTTTTGTCGCTGTATCACTGCATCGCGAGTTTGGTTATCAAATTTTCCGCCATTCGGAGCAAGACCTAATCGTTGGCGTAATTTATCAACTTCTGGTCCTGTACTGCCAATACCTAGCACTCCCTTGTTCCATGTTGCGCCCGGGACATGTTGATGCGGAGCGGCTTTAGGGGCTGTAGGTGCGGGCGCTGTCTTAGGTGCAGCAGGAGCTTGCGTGATACCCTGGGGAACTTTAAACGTATCAAAACTTTTACCCGGAGCAATATCATTATCGCTAAACTTTTTAGTTAACGCTGGCTCAGCTTCAGCTAGATAATCTCTAAATGTTTTCATCGTCTCATTCCTGCTAGTTTTTTCATTCTAGACATCTCGCCTAGACTAGTTAATTTTTCAACAACTTTCTTTGCCATACGCACAGAACTTTCACCAAATTTCTTTTCGCAAGCAATTAATACTCCAGTTTCGCCTTTCGGAAAGTTACCTTCTTCTGCGTTGTACATTGACTTAACAAACTCAACAAGTTCGTGGCCTTTGTTGCCAAATACATCTTCGACTTTCATACCTGCTTTAGTAATAGCTTCGCCTAGTGTCATTTCTTTACCAGCAATGCGAATAATTGTTTCTGCTGTTGCGCCAGCTTTCTTTGCTTTTTTAATAGCATCGGCCATGCCTTTTTTAGCAAGATGTTTGGCCATATTTTTAGTCTTAACAGTGTTACCAAATTGATCTTTGTTGTCACTTGATTTTTTATAAGGTCCATCAAAAGGAGGATCTTCTTTTTCTTCAGCCATCGGTGCTGGTTGCTCAGGAGCTGGTGCTGGCTCTTCTGGAGGTAATTCAGCAACTGGCTCTTCTGGAGGAGTCTCAGCTGGAACTTCAGCAGCCGGCTCTTCTGGAGCTGCTTCTCCTTCTTCACTAAATTCGATCTTACTAAGAATGTCTGTACCGTTTTCTTCATCCTTAAGTTCTATGTAATCTTTAATGATACCGCGAACATCTGATTCAGGATCGATGTCTGCTAACTCTTTAAACACATCCATTAGCTCGTCGTCGTCGATTACATCCGATAAGCTCTCAATAGCATTGCTACCATCGGACCCAGTTGGCATAGGTTGACTCATTAATTGATTAAGTTTGTCAATAGCTACTTGTTGACTATCTTCTTTATCACTAAAAATATCGTTTCGTTCGCCAATCATTTTATTAAGAACTGATTCGTATTCTGCAAATTCTGCAACGGTAGATTCAACTTCTGTGTCTTGATACTGGTCTTCGCTTACTAGTAGATCTTCAACACCTAGTTCCTTAACTGGGATATCGCTTTCGTCAACTAGTTTAAAGATGTATGGGAATACATTTTTAAGTTCTTCGTTAAATGTACGAATTGTTAATCGATCAATCCAATCGTTCATTACGTCTTCAGGAATATCTTTTGTTTCGGCAGTCGCAAACGATTCAGCAAATGCTGCATATCTTGTTGGACTTTGTAGCTGATGTATTTCTTTTTTAACAGCATCGATACGTTCCATAACTTTACTGTGGATGGTACCCATTGCTTCTGACAAGCCAGTATTACGATCAACATAGCTTTTAAACATTCTTAGTTTACTCAATTCTTCGCTAAGGCCAATTACATGTCCGCCAATTGCATCATAAGGTGTACCACCATGACCGACGTGTTGTGCTAGTGCTCGGGCACCATTTAAATGCTTGAAAGGATATTTAAAACGTTCACCTTGTGCATTTTCAATGTAGATTGATTCAATGCGTTGTGCTCGACCAGCTGGATTTTCAAAATTTACTGGGGCGCTGTGTTTGACGATCAACTTAGCATTTTCTAATTGTTGATAACTAGTTTTACTAGTGCCGTATAATTTACTTTCAGACATATTGCCTTCTCCGTTATTCTTGTTAGACATGTATTCGTAATCTCGTTTTTCTAAATTTGTTTTTGCAATATCTCGTGTATCAAAATTCATTATGCGTTGTTTTGCAAACTCTCTAAGTTCTTGTAAAAAATTAAAAAACTTATTTTTAACAAACTCGTCTTGACCTTCAACTATATCGTTAGAATATACTACAACTAGTCCGTCATCGTCTGAAATACTTACATCAACACTGCCTAATGGCACACTATTGACTACATAATCAAATTTGAAAAAACGTGCTTGTTTTGGATCATCTGTTACTTTACTGTCTACATCGCCTAGTTTAATCTTAGGAAATTGAGTACGGATTTTACCAAACAATTCGTTAGCAATGATATTGAGATTTTTATTCATATTGATATTTATCCTAAATTAGACGAAATAAAGATCGGCATGGGCATTTCCCAATCGTCTTCTGATGTTGGATCACCGCTGGTAATTGTGTCAAATACTCTAACGTCCCAGTCTGCTAGAATTTGACTTAGTCTTACAGTGAGTAATAATGCACTTACTAAGTCGTCCTGTTCGCCTGATTTTGCTTTAAATGTAACGCCTGTAGCAATAAATGCCTTAAGTTCTGATATTAGCGGCTTAGAGTTGATCTTCATTTTACCACTTTCAATTAGGTATTTTAATCGGGCACTTGCACCAATTTTAGTGCCGTGGGTGGTGTTAAATCCTTTGCGGAATTTTCGTACATGTCCCTTACGTACCGGTTCGCTGACAAATAATCCGCCAAAGTTTTCCTCACCTATATCTTTAATACACACTAACCCAGCTTCACCTACGGTATTATTTTCAATACTCCAATACAGATTTCCGGATGCGTCTCCCATCTCATCGCTAATATATTTTAATATTTCTTTGAGAATTCGTATTTGCCCTTGTATAGGAGTTAAATTATGTTGCCACTCAGCAACCTGCGTAAAACTAGGTAATTCAAATACTTCAATAGCAGCACTATTTCCGCCAGTGCCTAGGCTAGGGTCTAGTGTTACTACGTAAATTGCATCTTTATTAATTTTCTTGTACCATCGAGTTTGACCCATCCTTGAAATAGGATCTTGTCCAGACAGGCCAGCGAGGCAAATGCTGCTGATTAGTGTTTCGTCGTAGATTAAGAATTCGCAATTATATTCTCGGCGGAATCGCTCTTCACCAATGCGTCCACGTTCTGCACGTTCCCATGCTTCGTCTCTATCGGGGTGTTCGCTCCATTTACAGGTAAACGGGAAGAATCCGTTAATTCCCGTTTCTTGTTCATTGCCGTGCTCGTCAAATTTCTTATTAGCTTCTTTCCAAATTGTAGCAAATGTGTCTTCATCGCTATTTGGTGTTGAAGTAATAATTGCTCGTCCACCAGTTGCTAGTGTTGGACTTATCGACGTCCAAAACTCGTCTGCAATATTTGGCGGTACAAATGCAAACTCGTCACAGTATAGTAAGGATATCGACATACCGCGACCAGTGTTGCCAGTAGTAGTTGTTGATACAATACGTGATCCATTATCAAATTCGATACTGCCCTTGTTGTAGTTTACTACACCCGAGCGGATATGATCAGGACATAGTTCATAAGCGTATCGAATACGCTGCATAATTTCTTGAGAACCAGTATACTTGTGCGCTGAAATTAGAATAGTTTGATCGGGATGGAACATAGCAAACCACAGCAAATAGCCTGCTGCGCATGTAGTTTTACCCATCTGACGAGGCAACATATTAACATTAAATCGATGACCGTGATACGCATTTAATAGTTCAGTTTGAAAGTCAAATGCATTAAACAACATTTTGCCTTTGACAGGATGTTGTATATGAAAAAAGTTTTTACAGAAATAATGATACCCGTCGTCGGCAGAACACGCCGAGAGATCTTGAATGTGTTGTTCTGTGAATGTTTCTTTACTATGTGCTTTTTTGGTTAGTACACCGTCTAATGATTTTGCCATATTGTTATTTAACGAAAAAAATAGCCTCTACTGAGGCTATTTGAGTAAGGTCTTAATCACCTTAGCTGCATTGGTATTTTGTTTACTTTCGTAACTTAATGTCGTTGTACAGGCCTTCTAGTTTAATTTTTAAATCGCCAGATGGTAATTTAAAAGTTTCACCGGCTTTGATTTTCATAGGATTTCCGCCACCGTTAACTTTAGGAGCTTCGGCGCCCTTGCTGTGAATGTCGTTACCTGTACCAGTAACATCGGATACACTACCATACATTTCATCTGGTTCGTTGGCAAATTCGTCCATTTCGCGATCAGGTTCGTCTTGGTCATCACCGCCCATATCAGGTTTGTCATCACCGCCTAATGCCTTCATAATAATAGGCATTTCCATATTATCATCACGATGGTCATGTCCTATATTACCCATTGGCATTTCAGCATCACCTGCGTCATCAATGTTTCGCAAAATGCCCATCAAATCGCGGATGCCGCCAGCACCACTACCATTCATACTAACGTTCATGGACACTGAATCGCCTTGTTTCGGAGGCTCGTTTCTCATGCCCATCATGCCACTTGGCATGTTAGCCATTCCTGGCATACCGCATTCGCCAAAGTCGTCTTCTTTGACTTTATATGTATTGCCGTCTACTTCAAACTCAGATTGTCCTGCATCTTTAGCAGCATCTAAAGCACCACCAAATGCATTGCCTTCTTTTGGCTGTTCTTGAGCCGTTGCTGCTGGATTTGGCATTCTAGTTTTATTAGCTAACAAATTAGGTGCGTTTGGATCAGCTGGTGCTCTTTCTGGCGGCTCAGCTAAGTGATCTGGTTCTGGTGCAGCTGGCGCCATTGGTTTGCCAGTAAGCCTATTAATTCCTGGTTGGCCGCCCACTGCTCGTTCTTCTACTGGTGTATCTAGCTCTACCATTCTTTGCATTAGTTCTTGAAAGTTCATATTATTTTCCTTTTACAGAACCAAACAACGATTTGGCTGGTCCCGGTTTTGCTAATTCTTCTTTCTTACCCTTGGGTGTTGATTTAGCTAGTAGCTGATCATTTACACCTTTATACTGTGTTAGTTGTGTTTCTTTGCTTGCTTTAGCAATATCTTTTAAAAATGCACTCATGTACTTTTCGCCGACTAGATTTTGATTATTTGATTTTTCATAATCTTGGGCTAGTAATGCTTTACCATCTTTAGGAACTTCAACATGTTCTAATTCAAAGTTAGCTTCTTCGAGCGGAGTACGTACACGGATCGAATCCCTACTAACTCCGGTGCAATTTGCAATTAACTCAGCTAACACTGCGCTAGTTGCTGGATAATCTAATTCAACTTCAAATACTGTCATTGCCGCATTCTTGACATTGGGAAATTCTAATAGATTTGCTTGAATCGGAGTACTCTTGCCTTTGGTAAACTTAGTTACTTGAAATTTCTGTAATGCGGTTTCCATAACATCCTCACAATGCTCAGGTAGATCCCCAGCAACTTTGATCTTGAATGCGTATTTCTTTTCTTCTGTACTTTCTTTTAGATATTCTGTAAATGATTTCATTGTATAATCCCGATGTATTATTTATTCATATTTTTAAGTTTTTCTAACAAACTGTTGCGATCTGAAACAATATAACCGTTACCTGGGATATCAATACTGTCGTCTTGTCCTGCTTTTTGATCTATTTGTTGCTTTTTAAGCTGTAGCTCTATCATCTTAAGTTTTTTATCAATTTTAGCTGATTTTGCATCTATGGCATTTTTAAGCATAGTACCTGCAACTTCAAAGATACGGCCGGAATATCTTGCTTCAACGTTCATACCTAGATCCATAAGATCATCGTAGGCATCCGTTGCTCGTTGTGCTAGTGCATCGAATTCTTGATCGCTTGCATCACCTAGCCCCTTGACTTGGGGTAATGCTGCTGATATTTTATCAAACTCTGACAGGTCTCTCAACAGCGGTGGTGTTGGGGTTGAAACAGATTCAGGTTTTTCTGATTCTTTAACCAGTTTTTTATTTTCTGGTAAATTGAGTAGTTCTTCAAGTTTCTTCATATTATTACTTATCTATTTCGACCGTTGACAAATAAGTCTTTTTCACTGATAATTCTAAACTTTATACCTTGCGCTTTACACCATGCTTGAGCGGCACGCCATTTGGCTATGTTACGTAGGTACTGTATTTGATTATTCTTGTTCTTTCCAACTTTTTCTCTAATAGTTTGATTTTCTGGTTTTACTTCAATTAGTTCAACAAACATCTTTCCAGTCTTATCTACGTACTGTATAAAAAAATCAGGTATGTATATAGTTTGCTTGCCAGTAATCGGACAACGATATGGAATTGAGATTGCTTCGCTTGCCCATTTACTTACACTAGGGTGCGTATCGCAAAATCGCATGAAGGTAAACTCCCAAGAACTTCGATATGTAGGAGTGCGATTTCCTACATACTTCTCCGGGTTAGTTATTGCAAATTTACCTTGGGCAAACCGACTCATGGTCTAATGTTACGACTTTCAGTAGTTTCTTCTACTGTTAAGATTTTGTAACCTAATGTACTAGTTCGACCTCTGTAGGCGTTCAACACTTCAGTAACTACAGAACTAAGTTGTGCATCGTTCACCGTTTTTAAAGTATCTAATAATTGAAACACACTGATATTATCTAGTCTAGCTTGATTTAATAATACAATACCCGTGCTTCTTGCGCTTTCTATGTCAAATCCTCTTTTTAAAAAGAAGCCCACAACAGCATCTATTTGGTTTGACGGAAATGTTACTTGATGGCGAAAATACTTATCAAAAAAACTTTTAACTTCTTCACTGCTGTCAGTAACTGGTTGTGTAGGTAGGTTGGTAATCATTAAGGTTCTCCTCCTAAGTTACTTATAGTCGCTTGGGTTGATGCTGTAGGATTGTTAACAGGAAAGCTAATATTTTGTATACCGCTTAATCCAATAGATGATACTGAACGCAGACCTTTAATTGCAATATTAGTTAGTTCAGATCGTATGCCAACGGAAGATAACGATTTAGCATTTTGGTAAGTGTTAACAGCTTGAATTGCTGTTGAAATAAAGTTTGCAGGACTGCTAAATGCAGATCCGCTGCCTAGCGATCCAAATACCGCTTCTGCACCAGCTAGCACGCCGCCTTGGCCAAATAGAGTTCGTGTACCTCCGCCTAGTAAGGATAGCGGGCTAGGTGTGTTGTCATAGTGTTCTTGTGCAAAACCTGGAGGATTTCCTTGAGATACAAATCCAGTATTGTATGCTACTGACTCGTAGGCTAGTTGCATTGACTGTTCGCCAGGTGTGCTTGAAGAAGAATCAAGACTATCATGATTCCATGACGTTATAGTGGGATTAACTAATCGATAACTGTACCACGCTTTCTTTGCTAGTTGAAATATTGTTATATCATTAAAGAATGGAATAGCACTGTTATTATCTAGGCCATATCTACCACGTATAAAACTAGACGATTTCATAGCTGTTCTATTATACGCACCTGGGATATTAGCAGCCGTAGTATCCCCAAAGTAATAACCGTAATAGTTTTGCCACAATTGACCAACTACACCTAGATTGTCGTCGTGAAATCTAATTGTAATAGGTGTATAATCCAATTTAACCTGTACTACTTTCTTTCTGTTATATTGATTAAGTGTTTCTGTTTGAATTGTAAATTTAGGCAGTTCTGCTGCTTTAACCAGCATGTTAATTTCATTCTGGTGCTGAAATTTAAAATTTAAACTTTTAAGAGCATTTGTATTAATATTAAAAAATACGTGATATAAGAATTTAGTTTTTGGAGCTAATCTTAAATCGCTGTCAACAAATAGCCTAGAGGCGTGTTGAAAATCCCCAACATTACCTCGTGGGTTTAACGCACCATTAACAAAATATCCAAGGGCTTTACTAGTCATACTATTATTTATCGGTTAGAATAAACTGGGTAGTTAATGTTAAGTCACAAAAAAAGGCTGTTGCCAGCCTTTTTTGTTATTTGCCTGCGCCAGTTGCCAATGTGTTTATTGTACGACCGATTGCAGTTCCTACGCCAGTTCCCTGTGGAGATTGTTGTGCATTATCATACTTAATGCTCATACCAATTGTAACCGCTTCGTTAGCACTATAAGATAAGTTTTGATAGTTAACGTTTTCTAAGTAGCAACCGTATAGTTCCCAAGTCTCTAGTACTGTAGGTGTATTTGCACCATTACCGCCGTCTAAAATTTCAATTCTTGTTAAGAACTTATAGTCAATACCGCTAGCTGCAGAACTCATTTCAAAGAAGTCGAACTGCTTCTGTAGCTGTTCGCCTACTAGTTTTGCAACAGCACCTGTAACGTCATCACGAACGTTAAGAGCTACAGGGCTCCATGTGTGTTTGCCTGCCATGAATACACGTGAATTATAAGTGTCAAGTGTAATTGCATCAAACGCAACTGTTGGTCTTGCGATATCAACAACCATTTTAGTTAATTCAGTTGTTGGAGTGCTTACGCCAAAGTTTTCTAACATCACTCGAAAGCGATATTTTAGCTTTGGCATCAACATACCTTGTGTGCTAGAAGACTGATCGCTAGCTAAAGGTACTGTAAATTTTGATAGTGTTGAAATTGCCATTTTGTGTTATTCCTTTAAATTAACCTAAACCTTTAATTTCGCCAGTGTTCTTAAGTCTTAGCGGAATGTAAATAAATTCTACCGCTTTAACAGGTTCAATAGCAATGTCGATGTACAACTCGTTACGATCGATTCTCGATGGTGTGTTGTTACTTTCGTCACACACTACAAGGTAGTCATAAAGAGCACGTTGACCAACTAGTTCTAGTAATAGGCTTTCTACAGCACCTTTGATTTCATCACGAGTAATTTTATCGTTTGGTTCAAAGATGTAAGGTTTAGCTAGAGCATTTAACTGTCTACGCATGTATACAACTAAACGTGCTACGTTAATACGATCCAATGCGCTTGCAGCACGAGCTCTTGTGTACTGACCGTAGTTAACTAGGCCTGTACCTGTAATGAACGTAATTGGATTAACTTTGATACTAGCCATAGTATCACGTTGTCCAACGTTTAATGCAACTGAGTTAAACTCGCCTTCTGCATCCACATATCCAACGGCTGTTGCGTTAGTAACACCACCACGACGTACACCTGCTGGTGCAAACCATGGATAAGCAACTTGGTCATTCAATGCAATAGTACGCAACATCATGTGGCTTGGTGGAACAACTACGTTGTTACCGAAGTTATCACTTGTGAAGCCCCATGGATAGAAGAATCCAAGATATTCGTCACTTGATACAAGACCTAAATCGTTATCTTCTAGTGCTAACTGTTGGTTAGTACCCCAATTTAACAATGAAGTTGCATCGCTTGTTAAACGTGCAGGTGTATCTGCTACCACAAACGCAGTCAACCCGCGATCATAGTTCAAGCTAATCAATTCGCCTACTAGTTCAGGGTATCCTGGGCAAGCAATCAAGTTAAACACGCGAGCTTCTTCGTCACGAATTTGTTGATTGCTGTTAACTAGTGCTTGTAGAGCTTGTACAACAACTTTACGCTGTGCCTTGCGACCAAATGTACCAGATCCGTCATCTTGGTTGCTGCTAATAGTAACCCAACGATGTGGATAGTAGTTAGTCATTGATTCGTCGTTGTTACGCTCATTATCACCTTCTAGATCGATATAGTTAAGTTTGAATTGCTTAACATTAAATCCAGAACGGCGTAAGTTCCATAGTAACATACCTCTTGGGTACAATGCTGGATCTGGTGCGTCAAAGTCTAAGAAATTACTTGATAATAATTCTTCAATAGTAGATTCAGTAAACGAAGCACCAACACCTGCATCTGTCCAACGTGCATCTGCAAACAAGCAACCATCTTCTGTTGATTGATCAGATGTATCAACTAGGAACCATCTTAGTAAATCTTTGTTATACTTGTAAATTGTTGGGAAGTTTTCTAAGTCGCTAGTGTCAATCCATAGGTCGCCAGTTTGTAGGGCGCCGCCTTCTGGATTTAATTCAGGCTTAGTTGCAGCAACAATTGGACCCATAGCCCACGGTGCTGTACCCGACCACGGAAAGTTTTGATAACCTACCCAGTTAGTACCGTTGTGGATCATAATATCAACTTCGTCAATAACTGAGCTGTACCACAATGTACCATCTGCTGTTAAGCTAGTAGGTGATATGTTAGATGCAACATAAGTTAGTTGCTTCCATAGGCTAGCAACATAATCGTGATCGCCGTCGAGATCTTCATACAAGTTAGTTGTGTAGTTGCCTTCACTGCCAACATCACCGGGATCAGCAGCTGGATCAAACGGAATAAATCCTAGTGATGCAAGAGGACCACCAGTTCCGTCTGTTAAATGGATATCACCACCTAATTCATGAGTAATTACCACTCTGTTTTGCGAATCAACTGATGCAACTACGTTTGAGTTAGCAGGCATCGATGCGTTGATGTCGCCGGCTACTAACGATGCGTTTGCAGCTTCTGCTGTAACAACTGTAAAGCTAATAGTAGTTGGACTGCTTAGTGCAGCTGAATTTTTAGTTGTTTCTGTAATGGTAAATGTCTTTGCACCAGTAGTAAACGATGTAGCATCAATTTTAGCAGATTTAATTGTTGTAGGCGAAGCTGACTGTCTACGATAAATTTTAAAATCAGCTACTGGTACTGGACCAATTTCTTCAGTATTGTATTGAACATATAACTGTCCAACAGCTAAGTTTGCACCGCCGCCTGTTTTGTCTAATTTAAATAATGCTTCTGTAGAGTTTGTATACAAAGGCGCATTAACTTCTTCAAATGATCCAGTTGTGCTGTTCCAACGCTTAACTCTCCAACGAGCACCTAGATTAGGTTCAGTTGTTTTAATCCATACAGACCCAGTAACAGCATCAAGTGCTGCGGTTTTCCACTGAGGAACATTAGTGTGTGGTTGAATTGCCAGCTTTGGTGCTTCAGCGCCAAAGCTAGCGAGCCAATCTGCACCGCCTACTTGTACCCAACCGCCTGTAGATCTGTACCACACAGTCATTGGGTGATGAAGGTTTAAGTCTTCGTCACCTGCATTGATATCACGAGTAGTAACAACAGCATAGCTTCCAGTTTTACCAACCGATGCTGCAGGACCACCACCGTCAATTTGAGTCGGGTCAGTAATAACTAATGGAATTTTATTAGTAAATGTTTGGCCGCCAGTTGTTGATGCAGCTGCGCCGTTCCATTCAAAAATACCCCAATTAGTACTTGCTGTGTCTAGCCAGTATGTTCCGTTGTTAGGATCAGCTGCCGGAGCATCTGCAGATGCATTTAATTGTGTTACGTCGAGATCAGCACGTACAACAAATGCACGATTGCTAACGCCTAATAAACTGTACGCAGCCTGTAGACCGTATTCATTCTGTTCACCAGCATGAATTGGATTATTGTTTGCGTCTGTTTTAAATAGCGGATCGCCGAATGTATCGGCAAGATCTTTCTGACTTGTTAATAGATATACTTGGCCGGCGTTGGCCTTCAATGTACCTGGGGCAGTACCATCGCCTGCTCCATTTGATTTGTTCTCGGCAGTCGCGACAACGATCAATGGAACGGTGCCAGGTTCTGCTGGAGTGTAAAATGATTCGTCAATAACTTTGACTTCTACGCCTGGTGAACTTAATGCCATATTAGCTTCTCCTAAGGGTTTACTTGTTCTAAATGTATTTAGCGCATTTGGATAAAATAGTCTGTCTAATAGCCTCTAAAAAGGGGAAGAAAAGGTGTGCATAAATACATTATGAGACCTTTATGTATATGTGGATACAATCCTGCAGCCGTTAACTATGTTAAAAACGGCCGAACTTACTACAGACGTAGGTGTGAAGCTTGTTTAAAAGGTGGGGAAGTGATCCCTAAATGGTATAAGGATGGTTACAGATTAAAGAATGTCTGTGATAAGTGTTCGTTTAAAAGTAAATTTAAAGAACAGTTTAACGTGTATCACGTTGACGGGAACCTAAATAATAGTAGGCCCACAAATTTAAAAACAGTATGCGCTAACTGTCAACGCATACTGAGTAAGGAAGGTGTTAAATGGGTTAAGGGTTCACTTCAACCAGATTTTTAATTTGACTAAACAGTTCGTCAATTGTTCCGTTATTGTCAATTTCTATATCAATGCCTTTGCCAATCCATGCGGTTTCACTAGCATGAATCTGTAATTTTTCCATACGCATTTTACTTAAAGACCAACTCATATTTCCGGGGCCTTGATTTACGTTATGTGCATCTTGATACCACTCGGGGTTATCTCCTCTAACTACTCGGACTACTTTTCCACCTGCTCTATGGATTGCGTTAATTTCGTTGGGG